CTTGATAAAGGATATCTTTCTGAATATGGCACTAGATTGGAGTCACAAGAAGACCAGGCAAAAAGGGCTTATTCCGAAGCGCATCAAGCCGGAGACTCCGAGAAAATGTTTGAAGCTCAGAAAGCTTTGTCAAAAATAGCCATAGAGCAAGAACGGTATAGATTAGCTAAAAACCAATCGGATACAGCAGAACAACAAGCTGAAGCTGAACCAACTACACCGCCTCAACAGCAACAACCAAAGGCTGAAGTGTCTCCAAAAGCTAAAACTTGGGCTGAAAAGAACGAATGGTTTGGCGATAATGAGATCATGACTCAAGCAGCTTTTGTTCTACATAATAAATTAATACAAGAAGAAGGGTTTGACCCGGAGAGCGATGAGTATTATAGTGAGATTGATAGACGTATGAGAACAGAGTTCCCTCATAAGTTTGAGAAACAGAAAACGAGTAACGGAGTTCAGGTCGCTTCTGCGAATTCCACAGCATCTCGTAGTACGCAACAGAAGCGAAGATCGGTAAAACTATCGCCTTCTCAAATAGCGATAGCTAAAAAATTAGGTGTACCTCTTGAAGAGTACGCAAAATATGTGAAGGACTAAGATATGACAGATAGAACACCGAGAAAAGAAACGACCCGTGAAGCAACTTCACGCAGAAAGCCTTGGACACCACCCAACAGGTTGAATGCACCTGAACCCCCAGAGGGATACAAGCACAGATGGATTCGTATCTCCACTCGTGGAGAGGACGATAAAGTCAACGTCCATACTAAAATGGATGAGGGATGGGAGCCAGTAAGGGCTGAAGAATACCCCAGTAGGGACTTACCAACCATAGAAGATGGAAAGTATGCAGGAGTTATAGGTACAGGTGGATTAATGCTTGCCAGAATGCCTCTCGAAACAGTCAAAGAGAGAAATGAATTTTATCGAGGTAGAACTCGTGAACAAATGACTGCCGTTGACAGTGATCTAATGCGTGAACAGCATCCTTCGATGCCAATCACAAATGATCGTCAAACTAGAGTTTCATTCGGGGGTCGAGGTGATTCCCCTAAAAATTAATTTTTTGCATAGGAGCTAAATATGGCAAACACAAACGTAAAGTTTGGATTAAAGCCGATTGGTGTTATTGGGGGAGGACCCAATGTCACTAGTCAGTATTTTATCAAAAGTGATGCTTCAGCGATATACCAAGGTTCTCCTGTAGAAGTCGAACTTACAGGCGGTACTGCGGCAATCATAACTAGTGCAGATGGCGACGGGAAGCAACTTCTCGGAGTTTTTGCAGGTTGTGAATACGTTGATGCAACGACAGGTAAACTTACCTTTAAAAATCAGTGGGGCGGTGATGGTACTGCTGATACTAACCACGACATAAAATGTTTTGTTTATGATCATCCAATGACGAAGTTTATTATTGCTTCTGACGGGACAAACACAAGCAGAGCAACTGCAAAAGCAGATATTTTCAAGACAGCACAACTTGCTACGGCAACTGCAGGAAATTCCACAACTGGTCTTTCTAGTGCTATGATTGATATATCTACAGCAGAAGCGTCAGATCCCTCAAATCCTTTGATGATCATTGGTCTTCATGAGGATGTGACTAACGCGGATCACTCTGCAGCAGGTATCTCTTATGTCGTTAAACTTAACAACCATGTGTATGCTTCGTCTAGTGGCGATGCAGATGCAGCTATTTCATAAGGGGGACTAATAATGGCGATATCTAGAGCACAATTAGCCAAAGAGTTAGAACCAGGTTTAAACGCCCTCTTTGGTATGGAATATGGTCGATATGAGAACCAACATTCTGAAATTTTCACAACTGAGTCTTCAGATCGTGCATTTGAAGAAGAAGTAATGCTTTCTGGCTTCGGGGCTGCCCCGGTCAAGCAAGAGGGTTCAGTGGTATCATTTGATGATGCTAATGAGTCTTTCACTGCTCGATACAACCATGAAACCATTGCTTTGGCTTTTGCTATCACAGAGGAAGCAGTAGAGGACAACCTCTATGACCGTCTTTCTGCTAGATACACAAAAGCTCTAGCTCGATCAATGGCTCATACAAAACAAGTCAAAGCGGCTTCAGTTCTTAACAACGCTTTCGATTCTACTGTAACAGGTGGAGACGGCAAAGAGTTGTGTGCAACTGACCATCCACTACTAAACGGGGGCACATTATCTAACGAGCCTTCAACTTCTGCGGATTTAAACGAGACATCTCTTGAGGATGCCCTAATTAATATTGCGGGATTTGTGGACGAGCGTGGTCTAAAGGTTGCACTTCGAGGCACAAAGCTTATCATTCCTCGACAGCTACAGTTTGTTGCTGAGAGATTGATGGCTTCTGCGCTTAGATCTGGAACTGCCGACAATGATGTGAATGCAATCAAGTCAATGGGAATGCTTCCACAAGGTTATACTGTGAATGACTTCCTAACAGACACTGATGCTTTCTTCATCATGACTGACACTCCAAGAGGTTTCTTACATTTCGAGAGAACACCTCTTTCAACAAACATGGAATCTGACTTCGACACAGGTAACATGAGGTATAAGGCTCGTGAGAGATATTCTTTCGGGTTCTCAGATCCTCGTTGTGTATTTGGGTCACCAGGAGCCTAATTTCATAGTTTCCCTCCCAACTAGAAGGGCGAGTAAAATCGCCCTTTCTTTTTGTGCGAAATTGTTTTATATTCTAATTATCCAAACTGCCACATTGTGTGGTAGACATTGCCAGATTGGAGGAAAATATGGCTAATACAACTTTTTCAGGACCAATACGGTCACAAAATGGAATGAAACTAATCAGTAAAGATTCTACTACTGGTTTAGTATCAGACAGAACTCTTGGAGATTATCCACAAGACACAAGACGTTTTTATTTAGATGAATGGTTTTTACAAAGACCTGGTTTAAATGCAAACATTGACCAAGTATCAACAGTTGAAGTTCAAAGAGCTTTGAATAGAAATTGGGAAGCACTTGGAACCAATATGACTACAGCTTTATGTACTTTTAATACTACTTCGGCAGGAATTGTTGCAACAACAGCAGGTGCTGACCAAGATCAAGCAGTACTTACTCCACATCTAGATACTGCTGCGACAGCATGGGCAGGATGCTTATGGGGTACTGAGAATCAAGTGCATTGGGAAACATCAATCGCATTACCTGCAATTGATAACCAAAAAGTTTGGGCGGGTTTAAAACTTACTAATGACCAGTTGATCGCAACTGATGCTAATCAGGCATATTTTAAGTTTCAGACTGATGCTACAAACTCTGAAGCGTTTACTGACTTTACCTTATTACATTTTGTTCATAGTATTGGTGGCACTGACCACATTAGTGCATTACCTATTACTGTGGCGGCTGATACAATTTACCATTTAAAAATTACTTTTGATAGTTCAAGACAAATGTCTATTTTTGTAAATGGTGTTCAGTACAACATAACAAGTACATCTGGAAGCACAGGTGGAACTTCTGTTACTACTGGAACAACTAAATCGGCAGCTATGACAGACGACATTGATTTAATTCCTTACATTGGAATTGAAGCGGGGGCAGCGGCTGCTGAAGCAATTCATTGTCATTATGTAAAAATGAGTAGAATAATTAACGAATAATTATTTTTAGGAGGGCAATATGGCTGATGCAGTAGCCTCACAAACGATACTCGATGGTCCAAAACAAGTTGTTATGAAGTTCACCAATATAAGTGACGGCACGGGCGAAAGTGCCGTCACTAAAGTAGATGTTAGTGCTCTTTCTACGAACACTGACGGTGCTACTTGCACGGGCGTAGCGATAGAACAGATATGGTGGCAGTGTCTTGGTATGAAAGTAAGCATACTATTTGATGCTACCTCAGATGTTCTAGCCATTCAGCTTGGTGAGAATCAAAGTGGACATCACGATTATAGGGATTTTGGTGGCATACCGAATAACGCGGGTTCTGGAGTTACGGGGGATGTTCAGTTTACAACTGTAGGTCACTCTAGTGCAGATACCTATACGATTATTTTGGCTATGCGTAAGAACTATGGCTGATCGTAAGCGAGATAAACAGCCACCAAAAACGAAAAAGTATTTCCGCTCCACTAAAAAAGGAGCGGGGATGACCAAAGCAGGTGTCGCTCGTTACCGAAGAGAGAACCCTGGTAGTAAGTTAAAGACGGCTGTTACTAAGAAGAAGAACCTTTCTACTAAGGACAAGTCTAGACGTAAGTCTTACTGTGCCAGAAGTGCGGGTCAAATGAAGAAATTTCCTAAAGCAGCTAAAGATCCTAATAGCCGATTGAGACAGGCTAGAAGACGATGGAGATGTTGATGAATAACCAAATTATAGTAGGTGTCACAACGGCTGTTGGTTTTGGTGTGCTGTCTTGGATGGCGTACACTTTAATAGAAGTAGATAAAAGAACAGAAGTTATGTCTGTTACTGTAAGTAAAAACCACGAGATGTTAAAACCTTTGTGGGAAGACTTTATAAGGAGAAGTGCTAAAAATGGCAATGGGGAGATCGCAAATGGCAAAGCAAGTTTCGAAATCTGGGAGTAGCAAGGACGCTTGTTACCATAAGGTAAAAGCTCGTTACAGAGTTTTTCCTTCAGCATATGCTTCTGGAGCTATAGCAAAGTGCCGAAAGGTGGGGGCAGCTAATTACGGTAAATCTACTAAGAAGAAAGCGTATGGCGGTATGATTGAATCAGATCAACCTCGTAAGAGATCTTTGCCTAGGGGCTTCAAGAATGGGGCTAGTGTTATTATAGCTAGAGGATGTGGTACTGTAGAGGGCAGAAAGAGAAAAAAAACTAGGATTTTTTAATGGCTGTTCGTAAGACAAAGAAAGGACTTGCTCTAAAGAGATGGTTTAAAGAAGATTGGAAAGATGTTCGCACGGGTAAAGCTTGTGGCAGACAAAAAGGAGAAAAGAGGGGAACTCCGTATTGTAGACCTTCTAAAAGAGTAAGTAAGAAAACTCCGAAAACGGCTTCTGAGATGTCGTCCTCGGAGAAACGTAAACGAATATCTCAGAAGAAAAGAATTGGTCAACCTGCAGGGAAGCCAAGAAGAGTTCAAGCAACAAGAAGGAGAAAGACATGAAAAGTAAAATGAAACCAAAGAAAAGAATGATGAAAGGCGGTACCGTCAAAAAAATGATGAAAAAGGGCGGTGTTATCAAGAAGATGAAGACAGGTGGATTAACTATGGGCAACAAAGGTAAAACTATGACCGTAGCTTCTGCTAAAAAATTCTTAAAGGAAAATGGTTTTGTGGTTCTTGGCAAGAAGAAAAAGTAATCAATGCCATACTTACAAAGTAACATCCCACACTTTAAGTGTTGGGTGCGGAAAGAATATACGCATAATCACGAGAAATATCATGGAGAGTTTCTACACGCTATGGCGATTGCAGTTACTACCATGCCGAATAGGTGCCTAAGTTTCCAGTTAATCTTCACAGGTTGTGAAGCAGAGGACGAAGAGAATGTACATGGAGGTGCAATGTGGGCTAGGATGCCGATTACAGCGTTGGTCGGTGACTTCGATTTCGAGGGATGGCCCGACCCTATGGCGACGTATTTA